ACAAGATGCGTTGATAAGTGTGGCGATACCACCCGGGATTACGTTGACGGCAGCAGGTGTTTCACCAACAGGACCTGTCTCGGTGTTTGGTTCAACAATAACATTTACAAAAGGTTATGGGGTAATACAATAATGGAAGACCTGACTAAATTAACGCCAATTGAGTTACAGAAGAAAGCCAATGATATCACGGCTAAACACGATGCCCTGAAAAAAGAAATCATTGCCTATACCCATGAACTGGAAAAAATGGAAAAGGAATTCAATAGAAAAGTCGAGGAATTACAGGAACTCGAAAAAAATTATGTGGAAATCATTGAAATACTGAATCAATAATGGCTGGATACGATAAACCGATAATACAAACAAGTGACCCCAATAAAAAAATTACTGCTGGCGTTGTTCGTCAGCGAGTAACTTATTATGGTAACGTTATTAGTATTGACGATAAAACCGATGGTGGTAGAATCAAGGTAAGAATTGATGGTCTTGATAACCAAATACCAAACGAAAAATTACCTTGGGCGTATCCCGAATTACCGAAATTTTTTCACGCCTATCCAAAACCCGGTGAGATAGTCAGAATTAGTGTTGAAGACATTAATTTTCCACAGAAAAGCAGATATTGGATGGGTACTGTTGTTTCTCAACTTCAGAAAATCGAATATGATAACATCTACACGGCTTTATCAACAACAAATGTGGGTTTAACTAATCCCGAAGAAGCCGTGAGTAAAGTTCCAGATGCCGAGGGCGTTTTTCCCAGAAAAACCGATATCGCCCTTATTGGTAGAGTAAATACTGATGTGATACTGAGACTTAATGAAGTCCATATCAGAGCGGGAAAACACGAAAACGATAACGTGTTAAAACTCAATACAAAAAATCCTGCTCATCTCAGTATGATTTATGAACCGCTTTCTGGTGACACAACTAATCTCTACAGTAATACCGTATTACTTAGTGATAAGATTGCTTTAATTAGTCACAGTGGCGACCCCAAATTCAAGGCAGCGAGACTCACATCTGAAGACCGCCAGAGAATATTTGAAAACGGACATCCTATTGCTCGTGCCGATTTACTTGTTGAGGCACTTGAAATAATTCGTACCGCATTAATTAACCATATTCACGGATATTCGGGAGTCGGACCAGATAAAAACGAAACAATAAGGAAGCTCGAAGAAATTCAATTCGAATTAATTCAACAAAAAAACATTGTGACTAATTAATTTTTTCGCTACATTTGCAAATTATGGATATTGCGATTCCCAGTAAGTTTTTCACAACATTTAACGATGTCGAGTATCACGATGAACCACACAAATATTATTTGGATGGTAAAGAATTGATATCCGTTACAACCATTATCCATAGATACCAAGAAGAATTCGCTGAAGACTATTGGTCAAATTATAAAGCCGAGGAATACGCATTAACACAAAAAGAAGTTCTAAGGGGATGGGAATTCATTAATAAAAAGGGCACAATGAAGGGGTCTGCGATTCACGATTATGCCGAATGCCTGTTTCAAAACAAAGTCTTTCCGTATCCCGAACAATTGATGCTGGATGAATTTGGTTTTGACCCCGTGTGGGAAGAATATAAAATCACGAAAAAGCACGTAGATAAATTCTATAATGACGTGCAGGGTAAACTCATACCCATTCGAACCGAAATGGTGGTTTATGACCGAGAATCGCTTATTGGTGGTATGGTAGATATGCTTTTCTATAATAAGAGAGCCAAATGTTTTCAAATCTGGGATTGGAAAACCAATAAGAAGTTCGATAAGGAAATGAAATCCAGACACCTGAAAGATAAGCTGTATATGCTTGAGGAAAGCGATTTAGAACTCTATAGTTTGCAATTGGCTATGTACAAACACATTATTGAAAAGAATACTGGTTTAAAACTCGGACAGTCTTACGTGGTCTGGTTTAGTCATAACAATGACAACTACGAAATCATCAAGTGTAAAGACCGAGAGTATTACGTGAAGGAAATAATTAACGACAGATTAGCTGAATTAGCTGCATGATAACAAAAGAACAAATAGAAAAAGAATTGGGTTACGAAATTCAGGATTTTAGTTTTGACTATGTTAAAGACGGAGATGAGATTCTGGGTATAAGTGTTCGTGTCGTTCCCAAGCAAGCCGTGGAGTATATAGATGTAAATTTCACACTTACTCCATCAGGCGCAACTTTTCAATAACAAAAAAAGCCACGTAATGCGTGGCTTTTCTCTCTCTCCATACTTTGTATCTTATAGATTAAGAATACATCTCCAAGGTTGTAATTCAAGGGTAATGTTTGTCAGAGCATCGTCTTCGTAACTGTTTTCACCGAAGTCAATGCTTGTAATCATACATTGTTCCAAAGTCCATTTTTCGACCTCAACACCAGTTGGGTCTAATGATTTTAATGTAATGGTTTTCTTATATCCTGCTGCGTATCCCATACGTCCAGTAAGAGATTCTGCATGTAGTCTTACCCATTCCATGAGTTGCTGAGAAGTGGAAGGACCGATTGGGTCAAGGAAAGTAACCGATACGGGGTCCCACGTATATCGTCCAGCAACATAGTTCTGTTCGTTCATATACTGAATAGGAACGCTGTTAATTTTCATGGTAGGTCTTTTAAATTTTTGAACCTTCCAAACCTGAATACCTAAAGAATCATCGAATACTGCAAAAAAACGATTAACACGTTTCGGTTCGTATTCGAACGGCATGGTTCTTATCATTGTTTCTTCTGCTGCCATATTTTAAAATATTAATAGTTTCTGTTTATTTTTTACGTTTTATAATAAATACTCAGGTATTTGAAAAACAATACCGAGAATTTAAGATTTATCGTTTGGGTATTGTTCCCGTTCTCTGATAATATCTGAAATCTTTTTTTGATAACCTCATGAGGTCTTGCTTGGTGACTTCCTTTTCTTCTTCGACCTCTTGAAGCTCAACAGGGAATTTATCTGGAATTTCTTCGGATACATCAGAAGGACTTTCGGTCTTGTCCTCAATTTCGTGCTCTTCTTCAATTTCTTCCAATGTTGGAAGTTCTGTGTTAATCATTTCATCGATTTCCTGTTGCCCATCAACTCCATGATTTTTCTCAAGTTCTTCAATTATTTTTTTTACGTCTTGTTCTGGTTCGGGATTAACCCACCCTATTTTATTTTGTTCCTCATCTTTTTTTTGATTCAGTGCGGATTTTCTTCTTCTTGCCATATTACTACGAATTAATTCAATTATTTCTCATAAATACTCTTAAACGAAAAACCCGCTCGAAAGCGGGTTTTTCACTATAAAAAATCACATTATGCACCAACATCATCGAAACTTGCACCTGAAGGAGTAATGGTAAATGTAATACCAATAAATTCAAGAGCACGAGTTGGTTTCAAGAATATCTCGCCATAAAGTTCGTTACGGTCACGAGTTTCTGGAGTGTTATTGCTGTCGTCCATTTTGATTCTGAAATCAGTAAGACCTCTTTCACGCTTAATGCTATCAAGAATAGGATTGGCTTGACTGAGGAATGAATCAATTGTGGCTTGGTCATTCTGCTCGAATAACAATCTAACAGCGATGTTAGAAATAAGAACTTTGATTTGAAGCAATAGTCTACGAACATTGATTCTATCAAGAGCACTGTCTCTGACTTGAAGTGTTTTATTACCGAAAATCGCAGTACCAGTATCAGCGAAATCCGCTAATGGATTGATTCTGCCATCATACAGAATATCTCTGGCTTCCAAACTGAGTTTATACATTGACTTTCTGGCGTTAGTTACACCACGAGTCAGACCAGCAGGAGCAAACCAAGGGAATCTGGTATTATCGGTAAACGCCATTGCCTTAACAACTTCACCAGTTGGTGGGATATAAACGTTTACGTTATTCTGAGTATCCCTGATTTGAATCCAAGGGAAGTAAGTACAGCTATAGTTACTGTCGATTTCGGTATCGGTAAGCAATTGAGTGATTTCAGTTGCCACGGCAACATCCTCATTTCCGCTACCACCTACTGTTGCACTAACGCTACCCGCCAACTCAGGACTATCGATTACGTAAAGCGTATCGGTACGCTGTTCTTCAATCATTTCAATGGTATTCTGAACCAGTACGGTTTCGTCTGCCCAGTTGATACCCGGTGTAGCGAAGATATTAATCGTCACGTCTTCGGGATTAGCAAAGGTATCAATACCCAATTCCCATGCTTGGAAATCATTGGTTGGAACTTCATTTGCCGAAGCCGTTCCGCTTTGTCTTCCACCCTGTCTGTAATTATCACCGACTGAACGGCTTTGTCTGTTAACGTCCCAACCATCAAAACCACCAGCAGGAGCAAGAGTAAATTTCCTTGTGCTGATGTTATAATATGGATTTGTTGGGTCATCAGTATTCACATAAGTTTTGAAATCGCCAGCACCTCCAACAAATGAATAACCATTTATTGTTACACCAGTAGCACCACTATCCATATGGAAACCATCGGATTTAGTGAATCCGCTTGAAGGCTGTCCACTGTAGAAGTTAATGAAATCAAACATGTTCTGGTTAATACCATCACCCGTATAGCCGAGTTCTGAAAGACCTAAGTATGTTTTACTTACTCTGTCAGTATCAGCGTATTCGGTTTTGTAGAAAATAGCTGGTGGAAGACCATCAAAAGTATTTGATTGTCCCGCCACAACTGAAGTATAATTATTCATCATATAACCTTCGAAGCCAGCAGGGAATACGTCATTAGGTAAATCATCAGCAATTTCAACCATAATATATTTACTGTTAAGACTATATTCGCCATCACTTGTTCCGATTTTCTGTCCAATATAATTGCTTGCACCCTTAACCATTGTACATTTCTGGAATGTTTCGAGTACGCTTATATTATCGTCAGTGTCATAGAAACTACGAACAACCACATCGAATTCCAGAGTATATGGATTGATGTTTTGAATCGTTACCTTGATTTCTTCGTTTGCGCTATCACCATCAGAAATACTGATAAATTTAAATAGTTCGTCAACGGTATTACCTTTTATCTGAGAAACAACCCAAGGAGTCTCAGGAGTTTTGTAATTGGTTTTGTAATCTGTAAAGATATTAGTAGAACCGCTTATCATTTCATTTCGAACACCATACACTACACCATCTTCATCAAGTTTCTTAATTAAGTCAGGATATACCGCTTGCACCCAAATCATGGTGTCTTTACCTTTTGGTGAATTACCTATGACGTTTGGTAAGAAACTACTATCATTAGGATTCAATGAAACAGTATAACTACTTCCAGTGCTTCCGCTAACATAATATGGATTATCTGGGTCAGTATTGCTGGCAATTAATTTAAATTCTTCATAAATATCACCAGCATCCATTATTGTTCTATTACCAGTAATTCTGAGATTTGTTGTTTCAAAATTAGTTGTCGTACCCACTTCATCTATCCCAATATCTGAATCACCACGACTTCTAATCACCGCAACAACCATATTTTCATATTCGCTTAAAGATGCGCCAGTATACGTGGTAGTTTCAAAATAAACAGTACCGCTTGAGGCTGCTGAAACATACGTTGTTGCCGTGAATCTGGTTATTTCTGTAGTGAAAATATCGGTAGACACATTTTTAGTCCAACCAGATGAAGCAGTACCAGTAGCACCATTTGTGCTAATTGCCACACCTAAAAAATTATTTTCAGTAAAATTACTCGTACCTGTTACAGTACCAGTAGCACCTGTACTCCCAGAAGAAGTATCAACACCAGCCTCAATAACGATATTCCATGCTGGTCCTGCCTCATATCCACTGAGACCCAGTACTCTGGTCACATATAATTGTTGCGCTTCTTCGAGGAAGGCATTTGCAACATAAGGTAATTGATATTGAAGACTTCCATCTGGAAATCTTTTAGTGCTTTGTATACCGAATCTTTCTTTGAACTCGGTTTGGTCTTGAATGAAGACGGGTTCAAAAGCAGGACCCTTCATTGTTTCTCCAGCCAATCCCAGTGTTGTGATACCCACGTTACGTGTTACATATGTGAGGTCACGTTCCTTAAATTTTACACCCGGAGAGGTAAATACAAAATCTGCCATATTGTTTATTATTTAGTTTTCTTATTTATTTTTTCAACCTATAGAATGTGCATTCTTTTTCAATAAATACTAAAAAAATATCGAAAAGAAGTTTTTACATGATTATAATCACAGCGATAGAATGTCATATTTTCCTGAATTTCCTGATTTTTGGTCTCGATTTTTCTCGATTTCGATAAATTCTCGATTTTTCCCGAAAAAATGGTTTGAATTCGGCTCAATTTTTTTTCGAAAAAAAATCAAATTTTTTTGGTTTTTATCGTATTAGTATTTATAGGAAACATTTTAGGTATGAATAAGTCGCAACGAATCCATCTTAATACTGGTGATACTGAAAACTATGACAATCCGAAATATTTTACGGTAAGACTGGAACAGGATGTCGAGACACTGGAGTTCATGTCAATGACATTGAGAACCAAAGATGCATACCAGAATTTCAATGCGGATTACGGTGTGCTTGTGGGCAGAGTAATTGCTAATGGTGGTATTGGTGTCCCTAATGCTAAAATAAGTATTTTTATTCCATTAAGCGATGAGGATGCCGAAAACCCCGATATTTTTAAAATATACCCGTATACAACCCCCAGAGATAAAAATACCGAGGGCAAACGATACAATTTATTACCACGAGTAAGTAAAATTGACCCCGAAGACGGACAAATTAAACCCAAACAGGCATTCGGCAGTTTTCCAATTAAGGAAGAAATTGTTACAAACGAAACTTTTTTAGAGGTCTATAAAAAATATTATAAATATACAACCACAACAAATAATGCTGGTGATTACATGATATTTGGTGTCCCTATTGGTACACAAACCACACACCTGAGTGTTGATATCACGGACATTGGAAAATATAGCATGAATCCCGCAGCTATGGTTAGGAATCTTGGTTATCCCGAAAGTCAATTTACCAACAGCAATACCAGAATCAAACCCAGTAGTGATTTGACAGACCTTCCAAATATTGAGACACAGGAAATCAGTGTTGATGTCAGACCATTTTGGGGAGATGCCGATACTTTTGAGATTGGAATCACAAGACAAGATTTTAGAGTTAGAGCTACGCTGGAAAATACTTTCGTAATGTTTGGAACAGCATTCACAGATAGTCAGGAAGCACTTCGTGGGTATGATTGGTCGGATGCTGAAGAAATAAGAGATTACTATTATGTTTACCCCAATAATGATGTTGATGAGGCATATAATAATTGGTATACCATTGGAATGGGGTCGAAAAGAATTGGAATTATAACTGAAAAAATTTACACGTATCCAGCAGAAATTAGTGACGCTGATATTGACGCAGGTAATGTTGAAAACGATGGTAGCGACATGATATTGCTTGACCCAAGCGAATATTCCGCATTTAAAAGAAACGGTGATTTTGTTTTTATTGTTAATTGTAATAGAAATAAGGTATTAACCGATGAAGCGGGTAATGAAGTCCCTACAACATATGATAATGTTAATGGTGTTTTTAAAGTTGAAGCAGTTACAACATCTGCCGCATGGTCAACTGGTGGTAATTTAAATACTTCAAATCCTCATAGAGCTGGAGCA